AGGGCGCTCAATGGTGTGCATCATTTGTAAACTTTTGCCTTGACTCTGCAGGCGTAAAGGGTTTGCCTTTTACCGGATCGGGTTTGGCTCGTCACTTTGCAACTCGCAATAAGACAATCAAGGCAAAGGATGTGATAGCAAACAATATGGAGCTACCACCGGGCACTATCATTGTATGGCGAAGAGGCACTACGCCTTTTGGTCATGCAGGCATAGTTGATAAGTGGAAGGGCAAAAAGGGTACGACCGTTGAAGGCAATACAAGCTCGGGGCTTAAGGGCTCGCAGCATGATGGTGATGGGGTTTGGGGAAGGACTCGCACTATCAACCCTACGAATTACTTTAGAATAACGGATTTTGTTGTCTATTAAAAATAAAATTTCTAAGTCCCTTGACAATACCCTTATATTTGAACTGCCTTTATGGCACTCCTAATCTCATGCCTTCACTCCGCAGGGGCTTACTTCGGTGAGCCCTTGTTTAATGCGATAGATACAATGGACATATTCAGTGAGATGCTACGCAATATAGTAGCTACGCTGGTCTCAACGGTGACGATAGTAGTGATGTTCTTTAGGTTCATGAACCGCGAACGGTTGCAACATGCAAAGCAAATAGCTGACGTTATTGAGAAGACCGCAAAACATGTATTTAATACAAGCACCCTTGAGAACAGGGTAGCACAACTTGAGAAGCAAGAGAAAGAACAAGCTGAAGACATCAAAGAGCAATTTGCTCTGGTGCATTCAAGACTTGATCAAATCTATACCATCATTGCAGGCTTAAACAAGTGAGCTTACATTTTGGACTGAAACATTGGAATGAGCCTACACCCGCGAAGATACGCAGGGTGGCAGGCGCTCTTGCCGCCGCTGGCATTGCCGGATGCGGCTTTGCTTATTTGAGGGACAACAAAGCATTAGCTTTGACTTTGCTTGGTCTTGCAGTTGGAGGTTCTTTTGTTGCTAAACTATTTACGGACAAGCCATGAGACGTGATCGCTATAACATAACGATTTACAAAGGTGAGACATTGAGCATTGTTGTTGAGCTTGATGATGCGACCGGCGCGGCGATCAACCTAACCGGTGCTACGCTTACGGCTCAATGCAAAGTAAAGTCTACGAATACAAACTTATTCAGCTTTAACACTGCAATCACTGCGCCTGCAACGGATGGCAAGTTTACACTCTCTTTACCGGCTGCAACAAGTGCGGGGCTTACACCGCAGAAGGGATTAGCGTATGATGTGAAGATCGCCTTTGCAAGTGGTGATGTAAAGTATTGGCTTGGTGGTGATGTAGAGATTATTGATACGGTGACTGCATGAGCTTGTCTAATGATAGTGTGATCATTACGGCAAAGAGCGAGGCAGTCAATATAGGCATCCAGCCTTCGACCGGTGATGTAGATATAACCACGATACCACAGTATATTACTGTGCAGGTCGGAGCTACTGTTACTACATCAAGTGGAAGTTTTATTATTGGTGAGACTCCGAGCGGTGTGGTGAATGGATCAAATGCAACCTTTACAACCGCGCAAAATTTCGTGCCTGAAAGTGTGCAAGTGTTTATCAATGGGGTATCGCAGACAAACGGCGTGGACTATACGACATCAGGCACTACAACAATCACACTTAACGTATCGCCAGTGAGCGGTGACTATATTAGAGTAAACTACAAATTAGGATAATACAATGCCAGAAACCACAATAGCAGGCCGCCAGATACGCGATGGAGCGATAACGAATACCAAGGTCGCGGCGGGTGCGGCAATCGATACAAGCAAACTTGCAGACGGTGCAAACTTTATCAAGAAGGATGGCACGGTCGCCATGACCGGCAATCTTGACTTCGGTAATCAGAAAGGGGTCAATGTTGCAACTCCGACTTCAAATGGCGATGCAGCGAATAAGAGCTACGTTGATACACTCATCAACGGCTTGCCTTCGGCATATCGCTATCGTAACGTTCATGCTGCTACAACGGGAAATATCAACTTAAGCAATCCAGGCACTGCGGTCTTTGATGGTCATACGCTTGTGACCGGTGATCGCTTGCTTGTATGGCAGCAATCAACACAAAGCCAGAATGGTATCTACGTTTTTGATACAAGCTCAACCGCACTCACAAGAGCAAGCGATTCAGATGCATGGGATGAGCTTGTAGGTACGCTTGTGTATGTTGACCAAGGTACGACCTATGGCGAGGCACGATTCTTTTGTACGGCAAATACAGGCGGTACGCTTGGCTCGACTGCAGTTACTTATGTTCAGGATGGCAGCGGTACTCTTTCAACAAGCAACTTCGTAACTGAAGAGACTCCGAGTGGCTCAATCAATGGTAGCAATACTGCTTTCACTTTGGCGAACACTCCGACCGCTGGCACGTTGAAGCTTTACTTGAACGGCTTACGCCTTAAGTCAGGTGCAGGCAATGACTATACATTATCAACAGCTACAATCACCATGACCACAGCGCCGGTATCAGGAGATGTTTTACTTGCTGATTATATGAAGTAATTGAATGGCTACAACAAAACTAAATAACGGTCAACTCCCTACCACTTTAAGCAGCAAAACAATTGATAGTAGCAATACTATCAATACCGATCTTACCAAGCTCTCTATTACGGGTGGTACGAATGGTCAAGTCTTGAGCACTAACGGAAGCGGCTCACTATCATGGGCTACGGCTGGGGGTGTTAGTGATGGTGACAAAGGTGATATTACTGTAAGCTCATCAGGTGGTACGTGGACAATTGATAATGGTGTGGTCACTTATGCAAAGCTGCAAGATGTTAGTGCAACAAATAGACTTTTAGGTCGTGCAAGTTCTGGCAGCGGTGATGCTGAAGAAATTACTATCGGTAGTGGATTGAGTGTAAGTGGCACTACTTTGAGTGCGCTTGGCGCGCCGATTGCAGTTGTAACAAAGACTGCAGATGAAAGTGTTACTTCATCAACAACATTTCAAGATGACGACCACTTATATTATGCTATGACGGCTAATAAAACATATTTTATTGAAGGTTGGATAATAGCTAAAAGCGCAAGCACTACTACGCCTGTTAACGGGAAAGCTGCATTGGCGGGGAATAGTGAAGGACATGTAGGGTCATTTGGTAATCCAGCTAATGTTGACGGTACGACAAATTTCAACAGTATTAGTACGGGCTTAGCGCCTGCTAATATGCCTACTTTCCAAGTGTTCTATGCAACAATTAGACCGTCAATTAATTTTACAGTACAATATAGATGGGCTCAAGCTTCACCATCTACAAATACTATAACTGTAATGCAAGGAAGTATGCTTAGAATTTGGGAAGTAGCATAATGGAAATAACATTCTATAAACAAACCGAAGCAGTTAACGATGAAGGCGTGCCCGTTATGCTATGGAAATTCATTGACCAAAACGGCAATCTTTGGAATACTGAAACGGCAATCGATGGCACTGAAGAAGATGCAGCGAGTATCATTTTAGGCTCGATGCAGAGTGCCTAGAAAAAAAAACATACGCCCTCGGATGGATGCCGAAGACTATGCACAATGGCAAAGACTACAGGGCAAAGAGGTTACACTTGAAGGCGTTGAGTCAGCTTGGCTTATTGAGCTTGAGGATGGTAGGGACGAGGTGGCTAATGCGGTCAAGGTTGAAGGTAAGACCGCCGTTCTTTGTGATATTCATTTAGGTGTGCATGACAAGCAGGCAATTGTTGCTGCTTTGAATTACATCAGACGTGAGAAGGTTGATACAATCATTCTCAACGGCGACTTGATAGACGGTGCTCGTATCTCTCGGCATCCTAATACACCGGATCAGCCGAAGTTCCTTGAGGAGCTCGAACTTGCAAAGGCATTTTTGAAAGGTTTGCGTGCAGATTTTCCAGCGGCTCGGATCTTGTTCAAGCTCGGCAATCATGAGGATCGTCTCGAGGCATACCTAATGAAGAACGCCGCAGAGCTTGCAGGCCTTGTAGACTTTAACAAGCTACTTGATCTTGAAAATTTAGGCATAGAGCTTGTGAGCTCAACGGGATTTATCAAGCACCCTGGTACGTATATCGTGCATGGGCACGAGATGCGAGTAAGCGGTGGTATCAATCCGGCTCGATCTCTTTTGCTCAAAGCATTTGATAATACAATCATGGGGCACGTGCATAAAAGTACGCAAGCAAGTGGCAAGAATATGAGTGATGTATTCATCCGTACTCATACAATCGGCTGCTTGTGCAAACTTAAGATGCACTACATGCCTCACTCAAATAGCAATCACGGCTTCGGAATTATCGAAGCAGATGGCAAGGTGAGAAATATGTGGATAGTGAACGGGATAGTAGAATGAAGAGAGACTATAAACTTATTGGGCTTGTGCTTGCATTGTTCTTGCTAATTATTGCAGGCTTTGCCGGTGGCTTTGAACTTGCGAGCCGCAAGGCTTTGCATCATCGCGATACAGTCAAGATCGTGCAAGTGATTGAGCGGCCCGTAACAATACGGGATTCAGTGCATACAAAGAGCATCTTAATCAAGACGCATGATACAACGTACTTTATTGACAAGCCGGTCAGCATCCCTTGTGGTGATACGAGCTTTGTAGCTCAAAGTGATTCAGTAATCACAGCAACAAAGGATACTATCAATATGGCTTTTGCCTATGCAAATCGTAAGGGCTATTTCAGCTTGGTATTCAAGCCGCGCCCTGACTCGATAATCACTGTGCAGCTGCCAGTGGTCAAGACTGAAACGAAAACAGAATGGGCATGGCTTCTTGGTTTATTTGGTTTAGGTTTAGGAATCGGATCGTATGCCGGCAAATAATGCGCATAAAATAAAAGGACAAGGCTTTCATACCAACCCTGAAAGGATCAACCGTAATGGTAGGCCAAAGGGATCGGTCGTATATGTAAGAGACCTTGCAAGGATGGCAGCTGAAGAACTTGCAAAGCCAGGCAAGACAAAGGAGACCGTCGCGGCTGAAGTGATTCACATGCTGATCCACAAAAAGATATTGGAGAAGGAAGACATGGCAGCAATGAAGGTGCTGCTTGATTTGTTGAATCACTTGAATAATCAAGTAGCTGAACAAGGCAAGATGGTTATTGAATGGGGTGCTAAAATTGGACAAAGTAATCAAGATATATCCGCATGAAAAACAGCTTGAGATACTTCGCAATCGGAAGCGGTTTAATGTTGTTAGGTGCGGGCGTCGCTTTGGTAAGTCTTATCTCGCTTTTGCTCTTGCCCTTGAAAAGATGCTTGAGATTGATGGCGCGTATGTTCTCTACACCGCGCCCTCATACACCGAGCTTACAGGTCGAGAGACCGAAGCGCAAAACTTCTTCGCTCCACTTGGAGCGACATATAAGCAAGGCCAGATTAAATTAGGTAATAGTACATTGAATTTACAGGGTATCTGGAGAGCCGATGGCTTGAGAGGTAATAAGTTTCACCGCATCATCTGCGATGAGTGGGCTCACTGCCCTAATGCTGAAGATGATTGGAACTTTGTCTTGAGTCCGATGCTTGCCGATTATGAAGGTGATGCGTATTTCTTTAGTACGCCCAAAGGCAAGAATCACTTTTGGCAATTGGATCAACTTCATACTACGCTATCAGATTGGCAGTCGTTTCATTTTAGCACATACGATGGTGGGCAAATCAAACAAAGTGAAGTTGATCGCCAAAAAGAACTCTTGCCGAGTATCGTATTTGCTCAAGAGTTTCTTGCTGAATACGTTGATCGCAGTGCGGCAAAGATCAAGAGAGACTGGCTACGCATCGCGCATGATAAAGTATGCACGGCTTATTATATCGGAGTTGATTTGGCGATCAGTCAAAAAGAAACTGCAGACTATACGGCAATCGTAGTGATCGGTACAACTCAAGATGGTGAAGTAGTGGTAGTGGATGCTCAACACTTTAGAGCGCAGTTTGCCGAGATTGGAGCTCGCATCATTGAAGCCGAAGCCAAATGGCAAGCACGAGTCGTAGCCGTTGAAAGTAATCAAGCGCAAGCGTGGATGGTGCAAGAGCTCAAGCGTAATACGAAAATGAATGTCGTAGGAGTACGAGCTGATCGCGATAAGGTGATACGCTTTCAACCGGTTGAAGCACGATATGAGCAAGGGCTTGTATATCACGTGCCTCATTTAGACCCTGAATTTACAGAGGAGCTTTTGAGTTTTACCGGAACTCCTCAAGACAAACATGATGATTTTATTGACGCATTGGGCTATGCCTTCAATGCTATTCGCAAAACACCGCAGATATATGTATGAGTTTACTTGACCAACTTCGTGAACGGATCGCGGCTGCAGTTGCACCGCGTAAAAATGATAGGCCGTATATCCGAAGCGGTGGAAGCCGTAATATCGGTGCGACCCAAACGGGCGGCGAGCTTGCCGCGTCTCTTCGAGGCACGGTCTTTGCTTGCTTGCAGCATCGAGCTAATGCTTTGGCTGGTGTGAAGTTTGATGTCTTTGAAGAGAAAAACTACTCACGTGAAGAGCTTGGCAGATCGCACTGGACAAATGAACTGCTTAATAATCCTAATCCGTACTTTACCCGCTCTCAAGTGTTCTCATATATTGAGAACTGGTTAAGCATCAACGGGAACGCCTTTATCTGGACTCCTACAAATGGCTACCGCGTGCCTTTGCAGATGTGGGTACTTAATCCGACCCGCATGAGAGTGATCAAAGGTGAGAATAATTTTATTGATGGGTATGTCTATCAGTCAGCTCAAGAAGGCAATATCGCAATACCAGAGAAAGAGGTGATACACCTTGCAAAGATACACCCCGCCGCAAGACCTGAAGAGATAATCGGCATGAATATCTTTGGCGTAGGTTTGGTATCAGCTGCTTTGGAGTATGCTCATATAGACCGCGAAGTGAGTGCATATCTTGCCCGTTTATTTGAGAATAACACCGTACCTCCGCTTGTTGCGACCTTCCCTGAAAGGTTCGATCAAGATGAGTGGCAAAAGCTCAAGGCCGCATGGAATGAAGAACTCCCAGACTATAAGCTCCGAGCTTTGCTTGGTGGTGGTATGCAGTTGCAATTGCCGCCTAAAGGCGAGCTTTCAATTGGATATGAGGCGGTCAGCAAAGATACTCGCGCGCAAATCGCACAAGTCTTTGGCGTGCCTCCTGGCATGCTTGATGGTAGCTTCCAGAATCGTGCAACAGCCGAAGTGCAATGGGCTATCTTTAGACAAAACACAATCGATCCCGAAGCGCTTTATATTGCTGAAGAGTTTACAAGGCACTTCAAAAGATGGGAAGAGGATGTACTTGTTGAAGCTCAAGCGTATGAGTATGCCGATCCGGATCTTGATATGCGTAAAGAAGAGTTCGAACTAAAATGGGGACTAAAGACAATCAATGAAGCTCGCACTGATCGTGGCTATGATAAGGTCAAAGATGGTGACGTGCCTCTCATTGCAGCTGGATATATGCCTCTTACAACTATCACAAATGCCCCTCCCGCGCCCGTCATGGCACGAAAACTTGATAGAGCATTCTCAATACAGAGCCGTGCTAAATTACCTCTCTTGACTGCCGAGAGCAAGGACTTATTCTGGCGTAACTTTGACAAGGTTACAGAGAAGTCATCACTTAAGATAGACAATGTAGTGCAATCAATTGTAGCTGATCTCAAAGCGCAGGTCTTGTCTAATATTGACCAAGGTGTTATCTCACTTGCCGATCTTGATCCAGCGGATGCAGACTATGTAAAGTTTCAAGCGCTTGTTGAGAGTGCTTGCTTAAGCGTGCAAAGCGAACTCTTGAAAGCTCTTGATCTTGGTGAGCAAGACTTGACCGGTGAGGTAGGTCAGCAAATCAAGGATCTTGCCAATGAATCAAGTGCAAAGATCAGAGAGAGCGTAGATGTAATGAAGGCCGAGATACGCCAAGTGATTGAGAACAATGCAGGCCTCCCAAAAGATGAGCTTAAAGACAAGCTCCAGACCAAATTCACACAATTAAGCGAAGGCCGTGCGAAGACAATCGCAAATACAACAAGTGCGAATGTGACAAGTGGCATGCAGCATGCGGTCTATAAAGACCTTGGCTTTCAAATGATGTGGCTCACTCAACGTGATGGACTTGTAAGACCTACTCACGTTCAAGCTGATGGCTCGATGCAGGGTGCAGATGGGTACTTTACAGTCGGAGGTGAGAAGACTACACGACCTCTTGGCCCGGGCTTAAGTGCAGGCAATTCAATAAACTGCCGTTGTCAATTATTCCCGATAGCAGAATGAGTTACAAACCTAACAAAGGCATGCAAGAGGAAGCCGAGAGAGCTATCAAATGGGTCGAAGAGGGTCGCAAGGGTGGCACTCGGATCGGCAAGATTAGAGCGCGCCAAATTGCACGAGGCGAAAACTTAAGCGAAGATACCGTAAAGCGCATGTACTCTTTTTTCTCAAGGCAAGAAGGGGTCAAAGATGCGGAAGGTTTTGAGCCTGGTGAAGATGGCTATCCATCACCAGGCCGAGTAGCATGGGGTTTATGGGGTGGAGATCCCGGATACTCATGGTCAAAGAATATAGTAGAGCAACTTAAAAACAGAGGATACAGTATGAATTTAATTACAAGAGAACTCGTACTTGAGACTAGAGATGGTTATGAGTACGGCGATAATGGTGAGAAAGAATATGAAGAGAAAGAGAATGACCTCTTTACCTTTGTAGTCTCAACACCAGAGATCGATCGCTATGGCACTATCATCGTGCCAAGTGGTATAGACTACACAGCGTATCTTGCTAATCCTATTGTACTTGCCCAGCATGACTCGGATCAGTGGCCTATCGGTCGCTGCTTGGGGTTTGCAATGAACGGTGAGAACTTGGAAGCTACGATACAAATCGAGTGCGTAACAGAGGAAGGCAAGAAACTTGCAAAGCTTATCAATGCCGGCTTTGTCAAGGCAGTATCAGTAGGCATTATCCCGATAGAATATGAAGAGCAAACAATCGAAGGCAAAAAGGTTACGGTGTACACAAAGTCAGAGCTTGTTGAATTTAGTGTCGTAAGCGTTCCGGCGAATAGACAAGCACTGCTCAAAAAGTCACTTAAAACTCTTTTACAAGAATCAATCAATAAATACAAAAAGGAAACTCGAATGTTAACTCCAGAGATCGAAGCAAAGATCGCTGACGAGCTGCTTCCTGCAATCAAGGATGCATTCGTTGCAGAGGTGATCAATCTTGGCTTCTCACCTGAAGAAGCTGAAGCATCAGTCAATGCGTTCATCACAGCTGGCGTGCCTCCAATGCTTGCAGTATTGAAAGGCGAAGCGGTTGCTGAAGAACCCGCAGCCGAGCCACCGGTGCAAGTTGTAAGCGAGCCAGCTCCAGCCGCTGAACCCGCACCTGCACCAGAAGAAGTTGTTGCATCATTTGAAGGCCTCGAGACTCGCGTAGGCAAGAAGATCGCAGCATCTACTCAAGCACAAATAGCTGAAGGTATGGACATGATCAACAAAGGCTACAAGACTATCAAAGCTGCAGTCGGAGTTGAGGCAGGCCGTTCAATTACTTTGAACTTGCCAAAGAAATTTAACACAGAAGATTTAATCAACCTTATCTAAAGGATATAACCCTAATGGAAAACATTATCGTAACAAAAGACCAACTCAAAGAAGTTGTTGATCGCAAAGTCGCAGATCAGTTGCGTACATTGCACCCAGTTAATACACCAGCACCTGCAAAAGGTTTGGTATCAATCAAAGCAGATCACGATGCACGTCGCGATCAAGCTCGCGTAGTTGCTGACTACATCTTGGCAAAGCACAAAGGCCTCGAAGGTCAAGCAGATGAGATCGCTCGCGCTGCTAATAACAAGTACATCACACGTGCTAACTTCAACACAGGCACTTCATCTCAAGGTGGTGCAGCCGTTCCTCAATTCTGGGTCGAAGAGATCATGTCTTTTGCTGATCAGTTTGGATATGCAAGAGCACTTGCAAAGATTTATCCAATGCGTGGCAAGACAGAGAACCTCGTATCAAGCGGCGCGTTCACAGGCGCAGTAGTTGCTGAAGGTTCTGGCTTGACTGTAACAGACTCAACAAACTTCTTCACAGGCACAGCGATGACTGCAAAGAAGATTGTAGCTGGTGCAATCATCTCCGAAGAGCAATTGCAAGATGCTACACCTGCATTCTTGGATTATGTAATCAACGGCTTGGGTCGCGCTCTTGCTGAAACAGAAGACAAGCAGTTTTTCAATGGCGATGGCACAGGTGCTAACTTCACCGGTATCATCGGAACTGCAAATACAACAGTAGTTCGCCAAGGCGGATCAGACTCATCCGGAAAAGATACATTCGCTGAAATCAGCTGGACTGACCTTTGGAACTTGCGCCTCGGTATCAACTCTGGCGTAGGAGCTAATGGCGTATTCGTAGTGCCTCAAAGCGTCTTCGGATACTTGATGAAAGAAACAGGCGGCTCACGTCCTATCTATGATCAAGTTCGTCCTATTGAAATCACATCAATCGGTATGACTGCTCTCGAGGGTAACTCTTACTTTACTCCTACAGGTCGTCCTATGCACGTAGTACCTGATGCACTCTTCCCATCATCCGCTGCAAACAAAGCATCCGCACTCTATTGCGACTTTGCACAATTTACAGTTATGGGTGTTCGCGAAGATGTAACAGTCAACGAATATAAAGAGTACTTTGGTGCTACTGGTTTGGGTGGTACTCATCAAAAAGGTATCGAAGTTGTTGAGCGCGTTGCATTTGCATTCCCTGCACCATCAGCAATCGGTGTTCTCAAAACTTCAACAACCTAATTAAGGTGATACAATGCTCGTAGATGTTATTCTAATCGAGCCGTACAATGGCGTATCAGCGGGGTATGAGACTTCTCTCCCCGCTGAAGTCGCCGAGGCTCTAATCAAAGACGGCAAGGCAAAGACAAAAGAGGCTGCAAAGCCAGCGCCTGCCAAAGTTGAATCTAAAAAAACAGGTAAGTAATCATGCCATATACAAGTGCAAATCCGAGGGCGTTCACGGCTCTCATGACCTTTCTAAATTTGGAAGTTAACGGCGATCCGACCTCCGAGGATACGGCGCTTTATACTTGGTTTGATGACCTGATAGTAATCTGCTACGATGAGGCTGAAAGCTACTGCGGTCAGCCTCTTCGCAGCGGTTCGGTAAACTATCAATTTTACGCTTCAAAAGCCCAGAGAGGGCTCGAAGCAAATCACTCATGGAAGTTTGTCCCGTACAATGCAAACACTACCCTCACCGCTTTGCAATGGCGTGAGAATGAGTTTGCTACCTATGCTGCATATAGTGGTAGTAATTACGCTTGGAATGCAGAGCCGTATGCCAACTATATCATATTCAGGGACAAAACAACCGGACAATTTAGAGCGACCTTGACTACAGGGTATAGCGATGCAGCAATGCCCTATACAATCCTGCAAGGCATCGCCGAGATGGCATCTTTATGCTACAAGCAAAGCCCTCAAGGTGGTAATTGGTTCGGTCTCAACTCGGTATCAACCGGAGGCGCTGGACAAAATGTGTCCAATTCACTCAAGACCGATATTGGATGGCATAAATACTTTGCACAGTTTGTCATACCTACGGTGTGATGTATGCTTGATGTAGCACAGTTGCAAGGTATCTTAAGGCCGATCATAAATGATCAGCTCTTACGCTTCCCTTTTGTCATGCAAGCCTTCATCGGTACGCAGATGGAGCGATCTGGGCTCAAAGAAAGGATAGCACCTTCAACAAGTACAAAGCTTGCAATCAATACGGGTAAATTATTTAGATCATTTGCGCGTGGCAGTGAGGGCAATGTGTACAGAGTGCAGGAATCAAGTGGTAATTTTGAGCTTGAGTATGGGTCTGATTTGCCGTATGCTCGCATTCAAGAGACTGGCGGCTTTATCAAAACCAAAGGCAAGATGGAAGGCTACTTTTGGGCGCGCTACCGTGAGACCGGTGTAGAGTATTTTCGCAATATAGCACTCAAAGTACGCAGGGTCGGAGGGGTAAACATACCAGCCCGGCCATACTTTGCACCTGCACTGCAAAGATTTAGACAAGACAATAAATATCAAGACGGTGTACGCACTGCGGTAATCAAAGGAATACAACAATGGCAAGAGAATCAGCGGCGCTCCAATCAATAGCGGATCAACTTCGCACGATGAGCGGTATCAAAGTCTATGACCAAGTAATGATTGACAAGTGGAATGCTTACCAATTCCCGTATGTCGGCATTCTTGGTGGTGCTGATTCTCGCGAGGTAATCGGGCTCGAAGATGACAGCGCCTTTGCAAACAAAGGAACGATTGATATCTACTTGCTTGTCGGAGTTCAAGTCAAAAAGAACTCGACCGCAGGCAAAGCCTTGCTTCGCGAGTCACTTGCGGATCATGCGGAGGCAATCGAGAATAAGCTTTTGAACTTCAGACCGTTGACATACGAGAGTGACTTTGAGCGGACTGTATTTGCACCCGTTCACTTTGTAGATGCTCAAGCCGTAACATACAATGATGATGAGACAAAGGGCATCTACTTTATGACATTTAGGACAATTTATTATCGTGGAGATTTATGAAGGTTAGTGTATGTGTGATCTTCCCTGAAGGCGAAGATCTACGAGATTGGAGAGAGTCTTTACCACAAGAGAACATTGAAATCGTTGCAATTGAGACATCAATCAATCCCAAACTCAAAGAGCCGATCTTTACCTATGTAGGTCGCACGAGTGATCACGTTGTACTTGCATGGGAAGTGCCAGACTTTGAAAACTATTGGGACTTTGGATATCTCCGCAATAAGCTCAATCAACATGCTACCGGTGATTGGATAGTGCATATCGATTCAGATGAACGGCTTGCCATGACGCATGAGCAATTTTGGGAAAATATCAAGGCACTTGAAGAGACCGATGCAGTAGCCGCAGGGCTCACAATAGTAGGCATGAGATCGGAACTTGATGAGCGCGTTGGTTATGTACGGCAAAGATATGCAGGTGCTAACTTGCGTATCATACGCAACAATCAAGGCGTAAAGTGGAAGGCGATTTGCCATGAGCATTTAGACTTGCATGGCGAAGATGTTACTGTAGCTGATACAGATATATTGCTTTGGCATCTTGGCTACAATTTAGATACTGAACAATTAAGAGACAAGGCAGAACGGAACGCAAAGCTGATGATCCGAGAATATACTCGAGAGAAATCAGAACGAAATTGGAACTACTTAATTAACACATTCTCATATCACAAACAAAAAACAGACGAGGTAAAA